CATCTACTTGACCTTCCAAGACATGCTTACATCTGCCTTCGAGGAATCCCTTTCACTAGGCGATGTCAAAGAGATTCGATACGTTCCTGGAGGTCAACTCCAAGTTCGTGCTGACCGTTTGACTAGTGCCGCCGACGTGAACCTCTACGTCCGCATTACTGGAAAAATTGCCAAACTCTCTGCCAGCGACTACATGTCCCTTGCTCTGACTAACTCCCTATCCAACTGAGGCGGTTAAGTGGCATTCCCAAAGCCAAAACCTCGTGAATCGTACACCGCGTACGTCAAGCGAGGGTTCAACTACGTCAAACGGAATAAGACCGGATTGCGTGGGGCGTACTCTGGTCGAGGGAAAAACCGTACTCTTGACGCTACCGTGGTAATGGCCCGGATAGGAAAAGAATGGCGAGCGCATACGCGGAGGCGGAAAAAGTGATTGATTTCATAGCTTTAGAAGTGCAAGCTTGCACCTGTACAGCTATGCGACCTAACGAGGAGGAGTAAAAATGGGAGTTCCACGAATGATTCAGGGCCAATTTGGCGCCATTGATTACAACACCGGCGTATTGCCTCCAACCATCACCACCCCCGTGACGCCTACTGTGGCCTTCAATGAGAACCCAGGCGCATACATGGGAGTCAAGCGGCACAATGACCAGTTCTATCTCCATTCCAACGGTTTGCCTCTGGAAACAGGGGCTCTCCACTTCATGACCTATGACTATGTGGACCTTCGAGACCTCCTGGAAGAGAAGGCATGTATGGACGATGTCGTCATTAACGTCCAACGTCAGTATGAACTACCCTATCCAAACATCGCTTACAACGTAGGTCCTGGCAACATTGAAGAGACCTTCATGGTATTGCTTGGAGATTTCAACCTAGAAGACTTAGGGGGATTTCCAGTTGCCCGAGCCCCCCGAGGAGGTTTTACTCCATTGAAGGACCCCACAGGAAGCGATTCTCAAGGAGGATTGCCCTTTGAGGTACTATACCGAGAAGTTCGACAATACGTGCAAGACCCTTCACAGAACTTTCTTTCACCAGACCAAATGGGTTCAATGGCCGGAGCAACTGGAAACCCTGCCCTTGCCAGTACGCGATGGGTTGGCAATTTCCGCATGACATCTAGGACAATTGGCGGATATCCCGACCTTTTGGTTGGTCCTGGTATCACCGTCGTACGCGCATGGTCGGTTTATCCTGCTAATCGTACTGCGCAGGCTATCATTGGAGACCCTGCCGTTGATGCTGTCGCTGATGAATTGACTGGATTACAAATGCAACTAGGCTTTCAAATTCCTGCCCTACAGTACAACATTGTAGGCACTCAGAGACCTTTGACCGCCACTGAAACGGCTACGTATTATTCAAACATCCTAATGAAGTCATGATGGAGGTGCCATCATGCTACTTCCTGGAGAGAATTACAGTGAACAGTTGATGTTCACGATGGAAAGTTATCGTGAAACTTGGGTGGATGGACGAATTGCCACCCTTTACGGCGAGGCATTCCAATCGTTGAGTGAAGCCTCTGACATCTCAAAGGCAGACAAAACCCAAATCACGAAGTTGAAAGGAGAGTTTCCGGACAATGACGTGGTTGATTTTGCCCTTGATGCGTTTGAAGCAGGGCGAAAGGGATTGAGATTTAGCAAAGTTGCCGCCCCTTTGATTCTCGCCGATGGCCCTCTTCCGTTTGGTGATGTTGTTTTTGCCATCGCTCTGGGCATTGACTTTGGAATCGCGGCATACAACTTGGTGAATCGAGATGAGTGATGGCTGGATTGCCGCCGACGAACTTCAAGACCGTCGTCTGGACAACTTAGAACAACGCCTCATCATGGTGGAGGAAACGTTGACGGAGTTGAAAGCCATGCTTCGCATGCTCAAGACGCTCGGGATAGCGGTTGGGAGCCTCATCGGATTGAATGTTCATCAGTTGATGCTGTGATTCTCAAGCTGTAGAAGTGCAAGCTTGCACCTGTATAGCTATACTTGAGACCTCAAAGCACTAAACTCAATCTCATTTAGAAGGCCTCGGTTGCGTAGGACTACCAATAATTGAGTGGTTGTAGCCTCTGAAAGAGTGGTTCCGATGGATGAGGAGTCGAGTTGATTGCGAATTGCTCTGGCAACCCACTTTGAACGGGAATCATTGGGGCCTAATTCAACCTCCATCTCTTCAATCATGGACGACGGTAGAGAAATCGAAATGGGAACGTACGTTTTTCCAGTGCGACGGCGACTCATTCTAACGCCTCCCTGTTCAAGCGGCAACATTTAGCGCATCGAAACCGCCCCGGAGCATGACGGTAAGACTCCTGAGTTGTTCTGATTTCGCGATTGCACTGAATGCACACTTCAAGACCCATCATATCACCTCACGCGCGGTCAGCATCCTCCAAAAGAGACTCCAAAGTGAGTATGGCATCGAGCAACTTTTGCTGATAGCCAACGTAAAGGTTGTCTTTGAGCATGATTTTGTCTAACTTAACCATGCAACCGAAGATGCTTTTTGCCTCCCTTGCCGTGATTCCAGCTGATTGGTGGCGGTTTCCCCTTCTGGCGTCTAACTTCAAATCGCTGTACTTCATCAAATCAACCCCTTTTCTTTCATTTCGCCCAGAGCATCGTTGATTTTCAAGCACTCTTCAAGAAGTTGGAGGTACCGATGACGCAACATCAAGGCTTGATGCATTTTATGTTGTTCAATGCGGCTCACATGGTGGTAAATTTGACTCAATTGGTCTGCGTTTCGGTCGAATCTTCGTGCTTCCATGCTACTCCCACGGCTCCCCCATATATCAATCGTTCGTAATGAATAGAAGATGAATAGCAACTTCTCTAGGAACGGCGCACTGCGTGCTATTCCTATCCTATGTGCAACGGCCGGCACTGATTGTATGCTAACATTATATTTATAGACCAACCCATTCATGAAAGGTACATGGCATCTGCTAAGACCCGAGACTTTGAAGTGTTTGAGACTATCATTGCAAACGCTGCTGGAAATGTGAAAACTATTGACCTCAATACGTTCGTGAACGTCGCAGAGATGGAAGCCTTTGGCGTTGAATCCATCAGTGTTGGTATTGACCCTAGTACGGCGGCTCCAGAGGCGTCCCTCTTCATCGCTCAAGTCGCACTTGAGGACCTTTCGGGCGGATTTATCTCGCATGCTTCCTACGATTCCATCTACTTGACCTTCCAAGACATGCTTACATCTGCCTTCGAGGAATCCCTTTCACTAGGCGATGTCAAAGAGATTCGATACGTTCCTGGAGGTCAACTCCAAGTTCGTGCTGACCGTTTGACTAGTGCCGCCGACGTGAA